TTACAAAGTTGTTCCGACCTTGTAGCTGGTCTTAAGTTTAAAATTTTATTATTTAATGGATTGCCATCTATATGGTCTACTTCTTTAGGCATATACCCATAAAACATAAGAAATACAAGGCGATGCGTTTTGTAATGTTTTTTACTAATAGTAATTTGTCTACGGTCGCCATCAAATGTACCAGCTTCTGTGCCAATTAAATCACTTCGTTTATTTGGCATTGCCTTCCAATACAAATGACCATCTTTGTAGTCAAAATGTTGTTTAATAAATTCTTGAGTAATCATTACTGTACACCAACTATACGACCGTCTTGTCCCCGAACTACCTGTTTAGGTCTATTGTGGTTTTCGTTGATTGTATTGACTAGGTCACTTAAGGCTAATGTCATTTGTTGGTTGCTCTGTCCAATAGCGTCTGCAATAGGTTTAAGTGGATGTTCCATAGACTGTGCCATAGCTTCTTCAGATAAATAGGCTTGTGAGCCATCAGAATCATCTGCGCCAATTCTAGCAACTTCAATCTTAGCACCGTTGTTAATATGGGCAAGAAGGACTTGAGTGTTGCGCTCTGTGTTCATCTTCATTTGCGCTACTTTCATATCCATCTCTGCCTGCTGACGATTACGCTGATCTTCCAATTGGAATTTAAGCTGATTCTCTTGGGCTTGATACTCTTGTTTGGCCTTCTCAAGTTCCATCTGCATCTGCATCTTTTGTTGCTCAAATTGCATGGTTTGTTGAGCTTGTGCTTGACTTGCTTGCATCTTAGCTTTTTCAATCTGCATCTGCATCTGCATTTTTTCTTGTTCAGGTGTAGGTGGTTTAGGCTGACCTTCTTTAGCTTTAGCTTGCTGACGGAACTTATCGGCTGTTTCGTCAATCAATCCTTCCATTCCCTTACCAGCTTTAAACGCTGTTACGCCAAACTTCAGCATCTCCATTAATAACGGAGTAAGTTCAGGGGATTGTGTAGCTACTGGTAGGGCGGTTTGCATAAAGCTACTGACTGCGCTTAAGAATTCAATTCTGTCTTGCTTTTCTTGTTGCTCATCTTGAAAAATCATTGAATCGCTAGTGACTTCTATGCGGAAGTTTTTAGCTGCTTCATCACGCAATAACAATAAAGCCTGTGGAATCAATGGTTTATCTGCATCGCTTAATTGCATTGCACCACTAATCTTAACAATTGTATCGTCTGTAAAGTGATTACAAATGACCTGTGCTTTGATACACAATAGTTCTGTTGCAAAGTCTACTACTGCGTGTTGCATAGTCTTTAAACGACCAGCAGCATTGTTAGACTTAATAATTTGTGCGCCAAGTGTTTCATTGGGGTCGGTTTGTCCGCGCTGAATGTCAGCAATACCCATAATCTCGTAGATTTGACCCTTTACTTGCTCCATAGCTTGATAAGCCATAGTCAAAGCAGCAGCAATAGGTTGAATGTCTACAAGGTTAATAGCACCAGCCATACCTTGTTTCTCAGCAAACGCGCCCCAATTCTTAATTGGAAGCAGGGAATTGTTTTCACCTTCTGTAAACAAGCGTTGCAAACTAGGCTCAGATGCGTCATAAACACCCCGAACTTTAAGTGCTTGAATGAATCCATCAATACGGTCAGCCAATGTATCTAATTGACGCGCTTGGTCTTGGTACAGTACAAAGTCAGGGATTGGAATTAACGAATCCGTAGTCAATGTAGAAAATAAAGGTTTAGGACATGGCCAAAAGTTTTCAAGTTTTAGCGGGTCTGCTCTTGTGTCTAAAATTTCACCCATAGACTTAGATAACCAAATAACTTCGCCTGAAGTTTTATCCCATATCTCGTATATACAAGCTTCTTTTGCGCCTTCACCCATCTTTTCATTAAAAGACTTAGAGGTGTCAGGTTTTGTATCAAGTGGTATACGACCACCCAAATCTTCGCCAAAGCGTTCAACAAGGGCAGGTCTACCCATATAGACTTTACGCCAACAAGCTGTTACTTCTTCCCATGTACGGGCAACAGTCAGCCCGAAGTCCCGCCAATGCACATAATCGACTGGCGCACATTCGTACTCAATGCGTTCTTGATCTTCACGATATATACCGCCTTCGGTTTCAGCTTCGTCAATATCTTCAGTAATTTCTAAGCCATCTTCAGGCATATCCATGTTATCGGCTTCGCTGCCAACAATATGTGGTTCATAACGAACCCAAGCAGTACCGCGCCCACCAAGCAAACGGTCATTAACTGTTTGATTCATAGCGGATTTGTAGTCACCATAATGGGTGATTTCGTACTCTAATGCGCGCTCTAGCATCATAGATGCGACCCTACCTATCGGATCGTTATCACGAAACCGCCTTGATACATCGGGTCTAGGTAAACGGGCAAAGATAGCTGGCTGGATAGTCTGTACATTGCTCCACAGAATATTAAACTTAGCATTAGGATTATTCCTAGTACGGTTGTCATCACGATACCGCTTAACAATCTTGTCGGCTCTGCCTTCCCATTCTTTAAAGGTGCGCTCGTACTGCCCGATAGTGTTATACCAATCTTGGTAATCGTGTTCCATATTTATATCCTGCGGTGAGTTATTTTGGGGGTTTCTTTCCACATCTCGTTAAGCGTTACATCCGTTTGTCCGACATGAAGTCCCTTAACGCGATTGTCTTTGAGGATAGGGCTGTCCTCGTTTTTCCATACAATTGAGAGATAACGGAAGGCATCGGCAGAGTGGCTTGTCCAATCATGCTTTGGGCGGTCATTAAAACACTTCTTATCATCATTCCATTCCCGTTGATATTGGCGTAAACATTCGATACCTTCTTCGCATCTATTATCAAACCAAGCGCGAGTTAATGCAAGCCTTGTTGCCTGTATTCCATCCTGAATTGACAGGTTTGGAACGATTTTTAGATGTTTTATGTCGATTTTTGTCGCAATTTGTTCGATTATGCTCTTACCACCCGATGCCATAGTTTTTGCTCTAGCGTCATGTGGCAGGTAATGGTAGCCATATTTGTAACCAAACTCATCTTCTTTTTGTTGCAATAAGCCTGTATAAAATGGCACGGCTTGACCGTTGCTAGAGTGGTGATCTAGTACCCGTATCTCCCCATAGACCACCTGAAACCACCAAATGCTAGTGGAATCATTGAAACCCAAATCCCATGCAGTATGGCAAGGAAACATAGGGTCATAGTCAACAGTAGTAATCCGTTCCATATCCGTGATCCTACGCATTTCTTGACCATAAAACGCTCCTAATATAGCTGCTTCAAATGAACACAGGAATTCTTGCTCATATTGATTATCCGACATTGTGGCTTGAGCATCTTTTAATTCAGCGTCAGGTAATAGCCCTGATACATCGGCTCTAAGTGTCTTAACATACCAGTTAGGGTTCTTTTGGGCTTCGTTATAGATGTCATAGAACGCATTATGGCCTTTAGGAGTGCCAATAAAGGTAGCCCAGCCTTGTCTATCAGTAAGCAATGGCCGAACAATCTCGCCCCAAAGTCTAGGTTTCATATCGGCATACTCATCTAGGACTACGCCATCTAGGTATAAACCCCGTAATGCGTCAGGATTGTCTGCACCGAACAAGCGAATCTTAGCCCCATTGACCAGTTCTACCCATAATTCAGACTGATTAGCTTTAACAATGGCTGGCTCTGCATATTTAAGAAGATAGTCCCACGCAATGTTTTTAGCTTGAGCGTAGTAAGGAGCAATGTAAGCGTATCTACCATCAGGCTTCTTGTCCATTATGGCTCTACGAATTGTGTCGGCAATTGTGGCACAGGTCTTACCTGCCCTACGATGACAAACTAATACAGCCCAGCGTTGATTTCTTTTATGGAAGTCTAAGAACGCATCCCTTGATTTGTAGGGATATTCGTACTTCTTTACTATCTCTTTCAATCTAGGAACTTGTGTTCGTGTATTACTTTCATTGGCTGTTCTTCATCACCTGAATGTTCTGTTCGGGCCAACTTAGGAAGGTGGTATTCCATGACGCTCTGCAACATACCAAAAGCTTTTTCAGGATTAGGCAAAACAATGAATTTATCATCATCGTTTTTAACGCCATCAGCAACCTGTTCTAGCCACTTTTGCATACTAGGGGCATTACCATCAACGAACCGTGCAATCGCTTCTCTAGCTTGGCTAGTGGCTTTATTGACTGCTCCTGCCTTACGACCTACATTAAGGTTAGGGTGTTCGCTATTTTTCGCTTGTTTATCGGGCATACCTTATCCAAGTGGTTGATTAAGATAAGTTAATTCTACTCTATTTTGTCGATTTGTTGTTGTATTAGCTCTTTACGACTAGGCGGTGTAGTCATGTAAGACTTGAGAGCATCTAATGATTTAAGCTGTTCAGGGTTATATGCCAATGCTTTGTTGATTTCTTCAGGCCATTGACCTACTGTATATCCACGCAATGCTGAATCAGTAGCATTTTTAATGGCATCTGTTTCGGGGCGGCCTTCATCCAATGTGGCTTGGTAATCTAATGCGTGTTCTTTTAATGTATTTAGTTGTTCAGGTGACCAAGACTTTATTAATGTTTCCCTAGTCTGATTAGCCATAGGATCAATATGAAGCATCTCCGCGGCTAAATCATGGTGCGTAAATTGGTCAGGTTTAAATACTTCTACGCCCACTCTATCAATTGGTAATGCTTGATGCTTATTAAAGCCACCTTCAGGTAATGGCGCACCAGCTTCACCTACTGGATATGTTTCAGCAAAACCCCTATTTTCGGCAGGATTTACCACTACCATAGGATTGTGCCTTGCAACAAAAGGATATGCTTGCGTTGCTTGATTAAGCAGATTTGTTGCGTAATCAGCCATTACTTAACTTCTTTATCCAAGTCTTTAAGCTTGTTGGCGATCATCTTTCTACGGGCAATACGGTCAGCTTGGTTCTTTTCTAGCGTAGTTTCTTTATGATTACGCAATAGAGCGTCTTCTTTCTTGTATTTGCGTTCCATCGGCTTCATTCTTTTTCTCCAATGTACTTATCGTATTGGGATTCTAATTTGGCTTTACGGCTGCCTTTAGCGTATTCGCGTTCAGTATTCAACGCAATAGCAGTAGCTTGGGCTACACTTTTACCCGCCTTTTTTTCCGCTTTAATGTTTTTGCCTACGGATTCTTTTGAACCTGATTTGTCGAGTGGCATATTAACCTTTGAATTTTAGTAAGTAGATGGTGGTATCGATTTCTTGCGCGATATTATCGATCAATTGAACAATCTCTGAATCTTTTGGCAATTCATAACGGGCATCTTTTACAAATGCTTGTAATGACTGTAGATATGCCAACGGTTCTTTAGGCTGGTGGTATGTACTAGGAAACTGGGTAATCTGACCATAAATGCCAAAGTAACACTCAGCCAATTCATCTGTGGCTTGAATAATACTCTCGTAAAAATGTCCGAGTGTCTTATGTTTGGCGTAGGATTTGGTAGCCCAATGAAAAAAGTGAGTGTTTGTCCCCGCGTGGAGCAAAGTTGCCAAAAATAAAGCCATAGATTTTTCCATAATCTCACCTAAATGTAGGGCCATAAGCCCAACTGACTGCTGTATAACGAGTTCCATCTGTTACAGGTAACACTCTATGCTGTAAAAATGACGGAAAAACAACAATATCTCCCTGACATTTTAATACATTTTCATCTTTATTTGATTCTATTTCAAGCTTGCCACCTTCAAAATTATCATTTAACAAGATACTGATAGACAGTTTTCGTTGCTCATTGTTTACAGGTGCTTTGGAATCCATGTGCCAGTCATAGTGACCGCCTAATCCATATTGGGACATTTGTACCTTTTCAAGTCTTTGAATGTTATATCCCCAGTATTTGTTAGCTTCTACAATATAAGATTGAATAACGCAGCCTATAGGGGATAACAGTTCTTCCCAGTAAATGTTAGTAATTCGGGCATTTTTGTCTATTTCGTGGTTATTTTTATCCACTTTAGCGGTATCAGATTTATCCCAATCTATTGATTTAATTAGGTATTCGCAAAATTCTTTGGGTAATGCTTTTTCAAATATATGAAAGTGTTTATTTAACACGCTGAATTACTCCTAATGCGCGGATTGCAGCATCTATGCTGTCTACCCTACTGATTGGCCCACCTTTCCATTTT